GGTTCTCGAAGCTGACCCCGCTCAGGTCAGCGGCATGCCGAAGTCGAGACAGCTCCTCTACGGGTATGCCGATCGACTGCGCGGCCTTCCCCATGTCGTCAGCGTGCCGCAACGTCGTGCCCAGCGCGGCGTTGAGCCGAGACAGAGCACCCGTGATGGCACCGGAAATCATGTTGCCGAGTGCGACACCTTCGGCAACAACGCCACGAAGCTCCTTCTTGACCTTCTTCATCGCGACTTCGAGCTGGGCGGTATTCGCGCCCAGATCGAATCGCAATGCGCCAACCGTAGCCATCAGTGAACCTTTCCGCCGCTGGCAAGCGTGATCATGCGAGCAACGTGCATCATCTCAGCTGGGGACTGGCGGCGTTTCGAGCGTTCGCGGATGATGAGCCTAGACAGCATCGATGGAGTCAGGCGCCTGGCACGATGAAACGAAGCGGTGTTGAAGGCGTGCCGAACCAGCTCATTGTGAAAGTGGTTCATGCGACGGGAAGCCGCCTCGGACATCAGTCGGACCATGACCGGCGTGGAACGCCAGAACAGGTCAACAGGCAGGCCTAGACCGACCCATGAGCTCAGGACCGTTTGCCAGCTCGCCCCGTCCGAACTTCCAAAGGGCGTGCACCGCCATCATTGGGGAATGCCGCGGAGAATGCCTCGGATGCCTTGCCGATGGCGACGTGGAAACCGATTGCCGTCATGATCCGGCCTGCGTCTTCCAGGGTGGTCTCCGGGTGGTGGTCACGCAGGCCGGCCCAGAACATGGTGCGCATGGTGTCAATGCGCATGGTCTTCGTGTCGCCAAGGCTTTCTGCGACCGCCAAGGCGCCGGTCTTCAGCTCGGCCTCCATGGCGCACAGGGCATTGACGCTGTAGATCAGCGTCCACATCTTGCCCTCGGCCTGGAACGACACCTCACCCTTGATCAGGTTGGTCATGGCGTTACGCACCCGCGGCCGGAGTGAACTGCGGCTCGCCGGTCACCTTGAAGTTGACGCTGGCCGTCATGGTGTCCTCAACAGGGGCCTCTGGCTCGAACCCGGTCACGACAGCCGAAAACGACCATACGCTCGCCGAGATCGGGGACGAGTCGGGGTTCCCGTCGGGGAAGATGACGCGCGCCTGCACGACCTTCCGCGCCTTCATCTTGCGGATGATCAGCTCCGCACCGGGACCGCCGGGGATGAAGTTCATCTCGGCGCTGCACTCGCCGCCGTCGAGCAGACCCGGAATGAATTCCCGGAACCCGCCGGTGCTCTCGGTGTGAGTGGCCTCCTGGGCATCTGCAGAGATACCAGGCGGCGTGATGCTCGTGACCTCAGCCAGCCGTTTCCATGCCGGAGGGCTCAAGTCTTCGTCGAAGATCTCCAATAGAGACCCGTAGCCAATCTGTGCGTCGGTCGTCATTCACCGTCTCCTTCAAGCTTTGAACTTCGCCTTAATCCGCGCCGCCTTTGCTTTCGCACGATCGACAGCGCGGTCCGTTTCCTTCCTTATTTCGACCTGGAAGATGTCGATGATCTGCTTGCCCGTCTGGTCGATAGCTGGCCTCAGGAACGGCTGGGGCGCATGGTGAGGCGTGCCGAATTCCTGAAGATGTGCATGCGGCGCCTGACCGGCGCCGATGTAGACCTCAACCGGAGACACCTTCCGGTGCATCCTGCGCTGACGCGGTGACAGCTGTGTCGAGACGGTGATGGAGGCTGCGAGGTGCCCACGGCGCTTAGGCGCAAGACGTTGAGCCAAGTCGGCAGTTGGCTTGCCGGCAGAGAGCAGAGAACGCTTCAAGACGTTCTTGCCTGTGGTCCTGGACGCGCCCAGGGTGTTCACCAGATCCTCGAGCGCTTCCTCGCACTCATTGAGGCCCTCAACCTCGAATGTGACCTTCACCGCCTATCTCTGCGCCAGCATAGAGCGACACTGCGAAACGCCTTCCGGCGTGTTCGGCAGAGCGCCGATCCTGTCCTCAACCATCTTCATTGCCAAAGGAGCCATCATCGGACTCACGCTGGACGCTAAAGCGTCCCGCGACTTCACCATGATCTGATCCTTGCACTTCGCCAGCTGCTGTCCCGTGTCGTCTCCGCAAGCGGCGAGGAGCACTGCACCGGCGAGCAGAACAGAGGCCTTCATCGTCATCTCTCCGCGTAGTGGATGATGTAGTCCCGACTCACACGATGCAGCTCGGCATCGGGATGGAAGTCTGTGCGCGCGGTCTCCGAGAAAATTCCCTGAACCACGACATCGTCCGGCGGACTCGAGTTGCCGTCTGGCATAGGACCCGAGAACCCATCGATGAGCTTCTTCACGGCGCGCGCGAGCGCATCGGCGTCGTCCGGATTTGGCGAATAGGCGTCCAGCTGCATCCGGATCGCGACCAAGCCAGAGGGCCCGCCCATCGTGTGGTTCGTGACCTCAGAGATCACGTTGTAGACCAAGCTGGTCGCCTTCACGCCCTGAGGCATGACCGTCGGATAGATGCGCGTGCCCCCGACCGCCTGAGCGATGGCGTTATCGGCAAGCAGGAAGGCCCGGAGAGCCGGGCGAATGTCAGCGAGTGGCACGGGAGAACCCTCAGCTGTTGATCACGGCCGTTGTCAGGAGCCAGGATGCATGAGGCCACGACTATGGTGTCTAGGGCGCACGTTTGTCCCCTCGGGAAGTGTCGGAAATCTCGTGCTACATCGGTGTCTTAGCGGATCACAGCGCCTTCAGAACAAAGTTCCTGGCACGCACGGCTGGGCTCGGGAACTCGGATGCCAAGTGTGCCTACCCGTCGTTCAGAAGGAGGCCTGGGGTTGCTCACGTAGCGGTCTTGTGCAAGAGTTTGATGTATTGAGCTGAGCAACCTCTTGGCGCCCGTACGTGGTTCCTTCGAGTCTTGTAGGAAAAAGCTTATGGATCCATCGAGCAAGCCTCCATCATTTGACATCTTAATGCGGCTTCATTGGTTAACTGATGCCTTTCCAGAGGGTATTCTCCTTTTCGCAATAGCTGTATCACCACTCGCTGTGATGTTTATTCTTTTGCAAATGCGAATAGCATCAATGGCCAATGTGTTGTCTGCCTGGTTTGGTACCGGCACTCAAACAATCGAGCAACAGAAGGAGGCCTTACAAGAATTTGCCGCTACGTCCGTTGTATTGCTAGTCGCGGGCGTGTTGGGGCCCATCTTCTGGGCCATCGTATACAGTTATGCGTGGGAGTACCCTGATCCGACCGCCGGTGGTTGGACTAAGTGGTGGGAAGATCTGGGAACGAACATAGGCCATGCAGGCGCATGCGCCTTCTGGCACGCCTGGAAGGGCATACCCGAGTCCATCCTTGGATGGCTAAGTTACATTTTCAGTTCCGCCGAGAACGTGCGCACCCTATTTGGCTGGAATTGTAGCGCATGGTATAAATACTATTCATATGCCATTGCTTATTCCGTGACGCCGATCATCTTTATGGCGATATATTTCGCTGGTCGTGTCACTTGGTCGAGACTTAGAAGATCGCCGGTGCGCCCATCGCCTGAAAAGTAAGCTCTAGTCGACAATTTGCCAGCAATCGCGACTGTGTCGATCGCTGCCCAGTCTAGTGCGAGCAGATTACCCTGCAGGAGCCTCAGCCAGCGTCCGCCCGCCGCACAGCGATGATCTTGAGCCCCTCCCGACGGCCGATCTCATGCACCTCGACAATGTCGTAGATGCTGGTGCTCGGGATGGGCGTCGGGGGTGAAGTATCGGGAACCGGCGGGTACACGATGCGATCCAGCGGGCTCAGGTCCGCAATGTCCTGAGACCAGCGAACCTGGAATTCGGCCTGTTGGCGAGCGACCAGCAGCGGGGCGCTGAAGCGCTCGTCAGCCCGTACCGGGGCAACCGATGCCCAGCGGGTCGCAAACGTAGACCAGGTCTCGATGGAGGACCCCGAAGCCGAAAGCGATGTGGTCTTGCGCTGAAGTTCGATCTTGCGGTCGAGTCGGCCGGCGCGCATCACGCTGTGTCCTTACCCAAGCGGGCGATGGTCGTGTGGCTGACGTTGAACGACCGGGCGATGTCCCGGATGCTTTCGCCGCTGGCGCGCCGCTCAATGGCCTCACGCTGCTGATGGGTGGTGAGCTTGTTCTTGCGTCCGAACTTGATGCCGGCAGCCTTGGCGCGCTGGCGGCCTTCATCGGTGCGCGCCCGGATCATGTCGCGCTCGACATCGGCGAGCCCACCCAGAACGGCGATCATCAGCCGGCCGTTGGCGGTAGACGTGTCTGCCCACGGCTGTGCGAGGGAACGAAACTGCGCACCCTTGTCGACGATCTCCTTGACCAGGGCGAACAGCTCGAATGTGGATCTCGCTAGGCGATCGATCCTGGTGACGACCACGACGTCGCCGTGCTCCAACCCGGCCATCATCTTGCGCAGCTCGCGACGATCCGCGCGCACGCCGCTCATCTTCTCCTTGAAGATGCGCTCGCACCCGGCAGTCTTGAGGGACTCAACCTGCCCCTCGAGCTCCTGTGCGTTCGTGCTGACTCTGGCGTACGCTTTGATCATGTCTCATGTTCCAAAGTTTCGTTCCGTGATTTCTCTGGGGGAACGCTTTGGTGCGAAGATACTAAGTTCCGTTACGTGAGGCAGCGTGATTCTGAGATCGACCCGTCCAGCTCGTATGGTCGAGCTCCGAGATGGGTAAGGACTGACGAGGGGACCTGCAGCGCAGAAATTGCCCTGCCATCGCATCGGCTCCCTGAATTCGGCGCCGTGCCAAGAATGACCTCATCGATCCGCGGGTTTCACCCGATATCTGACCTTCAGTCTGAATCGTAGGCTTCGATAGCTAACGACCTGTCCGGTTCGTGGGTCTGCCCTTGTCGCGGACCCGCAGGGAGTAGGCAGTGGTCACTTTGCTGGATGGGCCAAAACTACTGGGAGAACGATATGCATCGATACTTAGCGGGGCTCGCCGCCCTGAGCATCAGTGTGGTCACGTCGCTGCCGGGAAGTACGCAGACGGTTGACGCTGGTGATCCGGGCTCAGTCACGGCCATCGACATTTTACTGGAGCCCGACGCCACGATGATACGGCACGCAGAGGCTGCCAACGAGCGTCTGCTCAAGAGCTTCCCCAAAGGCTTTGCTTTGGGAAAGACGCATCACCCGCACATCTCGGTTCTGCAGCGGTATGTCAGAACCGCGGACCTCGACAAGGTCTACGAGGTAGTTGGCAAGGTGCTAGCGGAGGAGAAGCCGACGACCTGGAAGCTGAGGGCGTACAAGTACTACTATATCCCCTGGAAGGAGATCGGCCTTGCGGGGATCGTGATCGAACCGACCGACGACCTCATCGGGTATCAACAAAAACTGATCGACGCCGTCGCTCCGTTCACCGTCAAGACGGGGACCGCATCAGCGTTCGTCACGACGAAGGAAGACCCCGACATCAATCAACCGACCATAGACTACGTGGCGAACTTCGTGCCGGATGCAACCGGCAAGAAGTTCAACCCGCACGTGACGATCGGCATCGCCACTCAGGACTACCTGAAGAAGATGATCGAGGAAAAGTTCGAGCCGTTCACGTTTTCACCGGCCGGAGCCGCTGTCTACCACCTCGGCAACTTCGGGACGGCGCGCACGCGGCTCAAGAATTGGGAGTTGAAGCCCGAGGCAGGTTCGCGGGCACTGCAATGATTGGGGTTAGCGGCTCACTTCGGTGCATTCTTCACGTTGCGGCCGTCCGCAGGAAGCGCCGGAAACCAGACATTGAACAGCCTAAGGCCCAGCCGGACTGGGTCCGGGAGGGAGGGGAGCTGCACGTGTGTGGCCGGCACCTGTTGGCTGGGCTTGAACGCTCCCAACGGCATCCCAGCACACGCCAGAGAGCATCTCCTCCATCCGCCACTGTTTCCACGCGAGCGCGTATGCCCACCCCGTTCGGTCTGGCGTTGGCTGCATCTTGCCGAGCTCATGCCCGGTGACCGGATACGCCATGGCGCCCTGGTCCATGGTGATCGTCGGTACCCCGGCGAGCACGCTCTCGACCCCAGTATTGCTGTTGAACGTCACGACCACACCAGCGCCGTCCAGGGCGCTCGCCAGGTCCCCGCCGATGGTGGGGACCCCAGGCACTCCGGAAGTGTACCCTCGCTGCACAGCGACGGGATGGGCCCTGAAGCGCACATCCCAGCCGGCGCTCTTGAGGTCGGCAGCCGCCCGGCGGTACCAGGCATCGATATCCACGCCGGCGATGCTCTGGTCACCGGGGACCTGCCCGATCAGCAGCGCATACCCGTCACGTCGACGCCACGGCTTCAGGAGATGGGCGTGGTGGCGTTCCCAGCGGGACCCGTCATGGAAGGGACCGCGGAAGATGCCGCGGCCGTTCAAGCCGCCGCCGAAGCTCACGGACGCATAAGCGAACCTGTCGCCCACATAGCCGCGCTCGATGATGCACACCTCGCCGCCGCGCTGTCTCTGCAACGCGATGGCGCGCTCGTTCGTGACGCCCCACATCACCAGCATGTCGCAGCCTGACGCCTCACTGGCGTTGATCAGGTTCGCGCGCCAGCCGTGGCGCCGGAGGCCTTCAGCAAAGGCGTTGCCCCACGTCGTCTGGTGCGGCAGCTGCGCCCTGGTGAGGATGATCGCTGTCTTCATTTCGCCAGAGCCTCGAAATCTGCCCTCACACGGGCGATGTCTGCCGCGGGCATCCCGCGCCGACGAAACCAGAGCTCGCCCCAGGCGGCCGCTTTTCCCGGCCTGGCGTCGATCTTGACGGCAACGTCAATCCCGAGCGCCAGAGCCGATGCCAGTCGGTGAGCGCCGCCCGTAAGCTTACCGTTGCAACCGAAGACGACTGGCGACGCCCCATCGAAGCCCCGCGCCAGCATGGATGCGTGAAGCTCGCGCGCTGACCTCACGTAGTCGTCAACGCTGCCTTTCCAGCTGCCCCGCTCGACTCCGCCGGTCCGGTCCAGGATGTGCCAGCGATAGATGCGCTCGGCATCGGGGTCTGACCCATCGACGAAGAACCGCCACTTGATGGCGATGTCTAGCCGGTCTTCACACAGCAGCTCGCGCGAAGGCAGCCAGACGATCCCGGTTGACGCCGGCCTGCTCCAGAGCGTCGATCTCCAGGACTGGCACCCCACGCGCCCGCAAGACCTGCAACCCGATGTGTCGTGGCCGCTCAACGAGCGGGACCATCCATGACCGGTCTTTGCCGCGTGCGACGTTGCGAGCCTGGACTTCATCGATAGGTGCCGTCAGGAACGCCACGCCAAGCGATACAGGCATCGTCTGGTAGTAGTCGGCGATGGCCTCGACTTTTCTCCCGAGACGCCAACCGATGCCGAGAGCCCGTTGCGCGAAGCCGGTTTGCATGTAGACGGCCGCACCCGGCATCCTCGATACCGTCGCCATCTTCCTGAGCGACCGCTCGACCATGCTTTCGCAGGTCCGATAGCTCGGGTGGTGCCGGATCATGCCGAGCAGGCGCTCGACGCAAGACAGGAACGGCGCCCACTCCACAGGATGGCTCTTGCCGTCCCATTCGACGGCGCGCGGGCCCCAGAGCGGATCGCATATGGTGCTCTTGCCGCTGCCCGGTGCGCCGGCTACCTCAAGCCACTGCAAGGCGGATCATCCTGAAGTCGGGCTCATGCAGCTCAACATCCTCGACGATGCGCCAGCCGGGCTTCAGTGCTAGCTGCACGTCCTGCATCTTTTGCGGGTGGCGCCAGCGCGTGCCAGGCGCCCAGATACGAATGTTGAATATGATCGACCCGCGCGCCACGCGCTGCAGCTCGCCGAGCGCCCGCACCATGTCGGACGCGTCGATCAGGTTCATGATCCGAATGGCGAGCACCAAGTCTACGCTGGCGTCGGGTATGTCGATTGAGAAGATGTCTCCGCGCCGGATCTCGACGCCGTCAACTGGCCCCTTCGCTCGCGCCTGAGCGATCATGTCATCCGATATGTCGATCCCGGTGACCTTGAACCCTCGCAAGGCATAGAGCGGCAGGAACCGCCCGGTGCCGACGGGGATATCGAGCACGGTCGTTCCCGCCGGGAAGCTCATGAGCATTCCGTCGACAGCGGCCTGCTCGGCGGCCCACTTTGGCTGGCCGGCGCGCCTGTCCTCGTAGCCGCGCGCGGTGTCGCCCCTGTACTTGGCCGCTGTGTGGCGGGCGCGGTCAGAGATCACCGGTAGTGCGCGTCGATCCACGGGTGCAGCTCCTTGATCGCGGGCAGCGAGGGCTCGCGCCGACCTGGGAAGAACACGATGCGGGCATCGTCCGGCAGCACCGTCTGCACGCCCGGCACGATGTCGAGCAACCGGCCGGCGCCGTAGATCCCGTCGCGGTCGGTCCAGTGCGCCTCGTCTGGGCTCGCGACGTGCGACACCCATGCCTGATCCGTTCCGCCGACGTAGGCCGCCAGCATGTCAGGCGTGCGCCGCTTATCGAAGCGGGTCCACAGCTCGGGCCGGGCGCCCGCGCGCAGCAGTACCATGGAGGTGTTGTAGCGGGCGCGGCGGCGGCCCCCGAAATTCGGGTTGCGCCACAGCACCAGGTCCTCCGGCCGGTCTACTAGCGGGTCGAGGCGGCCGGTGACGACGGTGTCGAGGTCGAGGCACAGGATGCGTGGGCCGAGGATGTCGCCGGCATCGGGCCGATAGGCCATGAGCTTGATGAAGCGCGTGCCGGGGATGTGCGTCGTGGTGTCGAGCGCCACCGGCCTGATGGCGGCGTCGGCGGCGAACAGCTCGGGCCTGTCGGTGATGCACGCGAATTCATGCGGCAACGATAGGTGACGGTCCACCATGCGCTTGAGCGTGCGCACGTGCTCCGGCCCGTAGGTGTAGAGGTTTCTGTGTTTCGCCTGCGGGTCGTGCCATAGGAAGCACGCAACGGTGATCATGCCACCCTCTGCCAGGTGTGCTCCCGCATGAACACGATGCCAATTCCGCGGTGACGCGGATCGTGCACGAACTCGACATGTCGCCGGCCCCTGCAGGCTTCTTTGTAGGCCTTGAACACCTCGCATGAGCGAGGTCTGGACACCTGAGCGATATCGTGGAAAGCGACGATAGCGGGAGGCTCCGAGTCATTGGGCCGACCGTAGTTGATAAAGTCGGCCATGCACCCCTCATAGCTGTGATCGCCGTCGATGAAGACGGCATCGAACGGCCCGAGTTCCTCCACCTTGGCGACGATCTCTGGATCTCGGCTGTCGCCGAACGCGTAGCCTGTGACCTGACCGTGCAGTTGCT